GATGAAGCCTAAAAACCAAAAAGTAAATCTAACTGCATCTTACTGTTCTCACTATAACAACAGCTTCCGCCAGCGGCGATAAACGCTTTATAGAATGCTTTAGCGGTGAATTTGTCTTTCTCAAATAACAGCCGGATTACAATACCGCGAGATCTTTTGAAAGATATCCCGATGAGATGTACTATTTTGCCATCAACGGTATACTCCTTGATTAAGATAGCGTGAAAGTCGTAACAGGTGGTGAGGCGTTTTTGGACACTATATTTATCGCCGAGATACCGAGTTTTACAGATTGCCGGACAACCACACTGGTCAACAAAGTATGAAACTGTGTCAAAGCGGTTAAAGGCTTTTTTGTACGCCTTTAGTTCCTCTTTTTCAGAAGAATTTACCCTTTGCAGGAGCAGCTTATCTTTCTGCTGGAACTGTATATCCTTTGCTTTCAAAAGAGATTGAACGGTTGCTTTGTCAAAAAACTGGTTGCCGCAGTCATCAAGAAAGCTGATGGCGGGAATCGGTTCCTCTTGAACCAGAGGATAAGGATTTTCAGAAAATACGCGATAATTCGACATGCTCATGATTCTGAGCCCCTTTCATTTTGATGACATAAGCATATCGAAACTGTGCCTTGAAATCACTAGGAGAACTATCGAAAAAAATAAAAATATTTTGGATATAGTTTTACTTGAAAACGGATGAACATTGTGCAAGGGAGGAAATGCAAGATGCCTGACCGGATGAGCAATATTGTTTTGTTTGAAACGGAAGAAGAAGTAAAGGCGTATAAATCAGTACTTGAAAAGTGCTATGGAATGAATGTGGAAGTCTATGTAAGGTGCCTTCAAGAAAAATTTCCAAAACTGGAAGAATGTAGCATTGAAAGCCAATCAAGAGTCATTGTGATAAAAGCATTGACAACAGCATGGCTTGTTACAGGTATGCAGCGGACAATTGATCAAAAAAACTTAAGTCAGTGTGATGCGGAAAGAATGATTATGAGCAACACATTGGCGTGTGTTGCATTGTCAATAAAATATTTGTGCGCTCCCCAAATTGAGTTTGCTCAAGTTATCCAGGAAATACTAAAAAAAGATTTCGGTGGAGTATCAAAAAATGAATCTGTAGAAGAATACATAAAAAATTATAACGAGAATAGAGAGCAGCTTATAGGGTCTATGGATAAAGATGCTTCGTTCTGTCCGCCGATTTTATATGCGCCAAGCACAGATGAAATCAATGGTTTTGCATTATCAACTACAAAAAAGCTAGTTGAAAGAATAGGAATATATTTTCCAGAAAAAGTTGAAAAACAAAAAAGCAAAAAAACAGAAAGAACAAAAGATAAAAGTGGTGTTGTTGAGTTTGCGGCAAAAATGGAAAGATGGAGATCGACAGGGGAATCATATAAAAGTAAACTAAGTACACGGTTGAATGAACTTTACAGAAAAATTATTGAGAATGCTTATAATGCTAAGAAACAAAGAGTTGAAGGAAGTTCTGTAAGTGAGAAGGTCGTAGCTTACTATGCGGAAGAGTCTATATTTCGCTATGATACAATTTTGAATGTTGCAGAAAATCTAAATAACGCTCTTTTGAATAAAGACTTTAGTTATCAAAAGCTGGAAGAACAAATCCAAAAGACGATTCGGAGGCCGATAGCATTTTATATCCGAGAATTTGACCAGGTGGAGTTACTCGATTCAGAAGATACAGTATTGCAGTTTTGTGATTATATGCGGACTGTGATGTTCTTGATTATTGAGGGAATAAGCTGGTTGGAGACATATGATTCCAGAATAGAGTGTGCTACTAAGTTGATTTGTGATTATATTGATAGAAATTTTGAAAGACTTTTTGGAAAAGCATATGATAGTTTGGAAGGGAAAGGCGCACAAGACAATAAGGCTCATAAAATAAAAAAATGCCCAACGAATCGGGTGTACATATTGAATTTTATAATTGAATTGTATTCAGTGAATAATCGATACTACAAGAATGGCTGGGCGAACAGTTACGGGTGGTTTATCAAGCAAATTGGATTGGATCTTGGGTATAAAAATTCAGAGTTGGAGATTGAGGATGAGTCGATGATGTTTTCGGAAAGAATGTATGGGATGAGATATGATCCAGAGAAAAGAAAAATAAAAAGATGGAATCCGAAAAGTGAAGAGGGAGAATGGCAAGATATCTCGGCAGAGGTGATAAATCAACTTGCAACCGAAATATATAAAGAGTGTTATTATGGCATGTATGGATCAGATAATGACAAGGAATTCATGTGTCGTAAAATATGGCGAAAAAACGTGAAGAACAATATATGCGGGGACTTAAAGTTTCTTGGAATTGACCTCACACCGGAAGAACTAGAAAAATTAAATGATGAGAGCGATTATCCAGAAGGATATATTGAAGGTGTACTGTGGGCACAAAAGCAAATTGATGAGGGCGGTGTCTTTTATAGTGTCTTCGGATGAAGATTCACTGAAGGAGGAAAGTTGATTTTGACTCAATTGATATAGTGCGATTAAGAGCATGTAATCAAAGGGGATTTTCGACATATTCAGAAAAAAATTAATTCAAAGTGCTCTAAAATTCCGGGCAGAGGCAAAATTTCAGAGCAAAATTTTTCTAATTGTCGAAAATGCTTCTGTTGAAAGTAAATAGGAGATAACGAAAGGGGCGATCACGCAAGTGGTCGCCCTTTCTCTGTATCTGGTGTGATTTGACCTTCGGCAACATTATAGTAACCCACCAAAGGAGGATTTGCCGTTATGTTTGATTGCTATGACACTTTGATCACCCCAGAAGAAGTCGCTGATATGCTGGGATGCGGTATGAACACCACCTATAAGCTTTTGAAGTCGGGAAAGATAAAAGCTATGAGGATCGGCCGATCTTGGAGGATTCCTAAGAGAGCGGTACAGGAATATATTGTACAGGAATCTCACATGAAATCAGTTGGGTGGTAACATGAAAAAACCCACATGGATGATGTTCCATGTGGGTTTTCTATTGCCTGAAAGTAGTGCTTGATGGAGTGATGTACATACGGGTAATCCAATGTTAATGCTAAATAATGTATAGAGCAGAAGGAAGGTGAAAGTTAATCTTTATTAATGACACTAACATTAGGATAAAGCGGCTGAATGGAATAGTTGTAGTACAAACAGTCGCACAAGAGCAGCCGAATGTGTAGTGTATATACATTTGGCTATTCTTGCTAGGAGGGGGAGGCGGATGCCGTCATAAATAATATTTTATTCTATAAATTCTCATCTATATTTTCAATGATATTAATTTATCTTTATGAAATATATGAATAGAAAGAAGGTGATTATAATGGGAAATATCTTTAGTATACGATTGACAGATGAAGATAAAATTCATCTACAACAGAGAATGGATGAAACTGGTAAAAATGCAACAGAAGTATTTAAGAGCGCAATCTACTTTACTGAAATAGATGCAGACCTTGTTGATGAAATTATATCTAATATTGGATATTATGCGAGTGAAAAAGATCTGGAAGGGATAAAAGAGGAGGTTCATAGATATGTGTTATATCGAACTCAAAAATGATAAGTATGAAACTTCGGAGGACTTAAAACATTTATTGCAATATATTCTTAGATTAGATAAGACAGCAGAAGATAGTCAAAGAGCGAATACTATAACAAATACCTTGGCAGGTTGTCAGCCAGCGATGATTCCCAATGAATATTTGTGTGATCCAAGTGCCGTTTATAACCTGATGCTTTTTGAAGTCAGGAGAAGACATAAAGGTATTCCGCAGTTTGCAAAACACCGCATTGTTTCCTTCGCAGCAACAGATTGTATTTTGCCACAGGATGTAGTATCTCTAGCAGAAAGAATAGCAAGTATCTATGCGAAGAAAGGTTATATTACAGCCTATGGAATTCATGCGGATAGATTTAATGTACATATTCATTTTGCAGTTTGTGCAGTATCATTTCAAACACAGAATATGTTTCATATTCAATGGAAAACTGAACGGAAAATGCTTGAGATGGTAACAAATCAATGGAAATTTGAGTTTGACGAACTGCTTCAAAATAATATCCAAATGAGGCAGTCAAGAGAAGCTGCATTGTATGGTGACGATATCGTTCGATACGGAAGCGTTCCGATAACTGCAAAAGGTCAAATGATTCAGAACATAAAATCAAAGCGCAAATAAGAAGGGAGAATACAATGGATAAGTTTGATGAAAAAGTTATCGGTTACGAATCTACGAAAGAGATTCTGCGTCAGATTCTGGATATTCTAAAAAGACCGGAGGTTTATAAAAGAAAGGGCATTTCTATTCCAAGAGGGCTGCTGATGGAATCTGATCCCGGTCTTGGAAAAAGTCTGCTGGCATCTATCCTGATGGAGGAATCTGAACGAAAGCCCTTTGTTTTTCGTAAAACCAGTCAGGAAAACAGTTTTCTGGATGAATTAAGGGCTGTATTTGCTATGGCAAAGGAGGAAGCACCTAGTATACTGCTCCTAGAAGATTTGAACCTCTATGTAGAATCCACCTCTCCCTATGCTCCGGAATGGGCTTGTCTGCAAGCCTGTATTGATGATACAAAGGACACAGATCTTTTTGTGATTGCTACTACTAACGATACAAGGTATATGCCACCATCCCTGTTGAGACCGGGTAGATTTGATTATGTGATCTATCTGCAACCTCCGATTGGAGAGAATGCAGAGAACATTGTCAGCTACTATCTCAGGGATAAAGATTTGGCAGAGGATGTGCTGATCTCAGATATCGTCAAGGCTATGCCCAAGGTAAGCTGTGCTACACTGGAAACGGTAATGAACCTTGCTGCGCTGAACAGTGTCTACCAAAGTCATGAGCACATCCAGAAGGAAGATATCATAGAAGCTCTTCTTCAGGTGGTATATAAACTCCAAAAGACGGATAAGGAAACCGACTCCACAGAGTTGCAGAAGATTGCAGTACATGAAGCTGCCCATGCAGTGGTCGGAGAAGTTCTTCACCCCGGAAGCATTGGAATTGTCACGGTTCGCGGAAGCCAAGGTGTGATCGGTGGTATGGCAAATGGCTGTGCTACTTATGCACAAAATGAGGAGGAATTTCTGGATGAAGTGACCAAAACATTGGCAGGCAGAGCGGGTGTGTCTCTGATCTATGGTGTTATGGATATTCAGGCATCGGCCGATATAGAGCAAGCAGATAAGCTCATGGATATTTGGCAGTGTCACTTTGCAGGTGGTGGCTTCGTAGGAATTGAATCAGGGGACAACAGAATGTCCGAGCAGAGACTTTCTTATAATGAAGCCATCAAATCAGCAAAACTGGAAGAACTTTACCGCAGAGCATATAAGATTCTCCATGACAACAGGGATTTCCTCCTTGCTGTCCAGAAAGAGCTTCTGGAACATGAAACGCTGCTGATCAGTGATCTGGCAAAAATTCGGGAATCTTGTATCTAAAACCTGTTATTCAAAATGATAAAACGGTCAAGTCCTTCATGGGCTTGACCGTATTTTGCTGTGGAATAGTTGAATTTTATCTTATATAAGAAGCTACAAAAACATAGTCCGTGAGTGAGACGCGCGTGTCGAAAGTGAATTTTTGCAAGCGCCCCTATAGCACACCCATTCTGAAAATGGGTGTGCCGTGAGAGGGTGCTCGCGGAAATTCGCTTTTGACACAAGCGGCTCACGAGCGGAAAAATTTTATACCTCTTCCTTTATATATAGGAAGGAACGCAGCATTTGAGAGACCGCAGTTCTTTGAGCAGGAGAGAGTTTAGCCCAGAGATCAAGAATTTCCTTTTGATCGGGGGTTAAGTAAACAGAGTCTTCCTCCTGAAAGAACTGAGAAAGCGAGATACCAAGGCCGGAGCAGATTTTCTCAAGAGAAGCTACATTGGGTTGAAGATTCCGTCTGCGCCATGTAGAAATGGTAGATTGTGTCAAGCCAGAATTTTCTGCGAGGGCATACTCAGACCAGCCACGGGCAAGGCGTTCCCGCTCAATACGGCCTAGGATATCAAATGTGGGCTTCTCTCGTTCCATGGTTTAGCCTCCTTGGATAAATCGTAGTGTGTACTTACGATTTTATCTTTTGAAGTCTTGACTGGTAATTAGATAAGTCGTATACTAGCAATAGCATAAATCGTTATGTTCTACGAAAAAACGCTCGGCATCACCGGCCTTTCTGTTACTATTGTAAAGGACATACAGGCTTTGAAGGAATAGCAATCAAAGATGTTGCATAGACTGCGGCACATGAAACAGTTTATACAGTTGTCGGCGGACAGCATTGGTGTGGCTGCGATTCGTGAAAGCCGGGGTACGATTGGTAGAATGGCAAACAACTATGTTGCTTATGCCTACTCTATATAAAGATAACCGGACGAAGAGCAAACGTCCGACAAGGAGGTATAACATGGTTAAGTCGGAATTATATTCAAATCTAAAACAGGCTATTGACATGCTGGACGGATTACTGATTCCGGAAGGTTCTAAGGAACTATCCTATTGGGGTTCAGAAGAGGATGAACTGAATCTGCTACAAGAGGAAATCAGTGCATTGGACTATTCCTGTTTGGATGAAGTCTATCATGGCGGCTTGAAAGAAGTGATAAATGATAATCTCAGTCCGGCTGAAAACGCGTTGATTTCGGGTGTGGGCCTTCTGGATGAGTACGGTCTGTCCGAAGAAGAGTTCCGTGAATGGCTTGAAAAACAGCCTGAGGTCTATAGTTTGCTGCTTGGAATCCTGATAACAGGCAAATGGCCAGACTACAGCCAGTGGAAGAAGATGGAAGACTATTTTGAGGAAGAGTATCGGCAGGAACTTTTTGATCCGGCGAACATCAATATCTCCCCCAAAAGTGGAATAAGGTTTGCGGAGGAAAAGCCTGAGGATGGAAGTCAGAGCTTTTACTACCTCCAAAAGGTGATCGTGTTCGATAAATCATTCGATGCGTATAATGGTGTCGCACGGGAATTGAAGCCGATTTTGCAGGAGGCACGTAAATTTTATCTGGATAAACAAGCAGAAGCTTTAAACAACCCGGGTGCTTGTGGTGACCATTTTTATGAAACGATGCTGACCTTTGCACAAGCATTCAAGGAGGCGCAGGAAAGCATTCTGCGTGCTACTACGAGCGGCCTGCGCCGCCGCAGCGTGAAAGCGGATGTGATCCAGAATTTCCGTTTGAAGTATAGGGAAATTGCGCAGGAATCTTGCCGGGATTTCCTGCATGTGTTTGAGCATATGATTGAACTGTACGAGCAGTTCTATCCTGAAAAAGAACAGGGACGTCATGAATATATCGACTATATTTCGGCACTCCGCAGTGGGCAGCGGAATCTGGAAATTGCGGTATCAGATCTTTCACAGTTCCAAAAAAATGCACTGTACACAGCAAACAAAGCAGCGACTTCTGCGGTGAACCGATTTGCCAACTCTTTTATGGATTCTGCACATGCAAGTAAAGAACAAAGGGCCTTTGCGGAAAAATTAAAAGCTGTGTTTGATACAGAGCAATACGAACGGGCCATTGATATGATCTTCCGGGCGTTTGGGGATAATGTTGACATTGAGTATACCGATTCGCTTGGAATAGAAACGGATATTCTGGTCAGTGCACAGCAGGAGAAAAATATATGCGAAGAATTGGTAGATATTTTTGACCAAGGTAGCATTGATAAGAACACGATAGCGGAGTTCTTGAAAACCTATACCATGCAGTATCCATATGATGCAAATCTCTATGCAATCGCATATCTGTATTTTGGCAGTGGGGCGGGAGATTTGGAGGATATTACAAAATACCTTGGTATTTACGATTCGTTTGTGGACTGCGCAAAAGAAATCTGTATTTTCAAACTGAAATATCAGATGAATCTGGATATGGAAGGGAACAACCTAGAACAGTTGGAAGCAGATGTGCAGTTTGCAAAACGGCTTGTCAAAAAGTATGCACTGTTGCAAACCGAACTGGAACCGTATGCGATTCGGATGCAGTCAGAACTTGGCGGCAAAAAGTATACGGCGACTCACCCCAAAGAGGAAACTCAGTGCTTCTACAAGATAATGGCTGATAAGCAACTGACCAAGGGAGATGCGCTGTACTTAAAAGGCTCAGAAGAATTTGAAAAATACTATGCAAAGTATGCAGGTGATGTTGACCAGGAAGCTAACGGCCCAATTGCTGCTTTTTACAGCGACTTTCTTGCTTTTACGCCGGAAAAACTTTATTGCATTATTCGCGGAAAAGATATGGATGACGACACGGTTGCAGTAGATTATGATGAACTAAAACTATCCGGCTATACAGTGATGACTCTTCCGGATGAAGATCGAATGAGTGGCAATGTTTGCGAGCTTGGAACATATCGATTCGGTTACAGCGGCGATTGCGATTTCTTGAGACATTTGAAGTTCTGGTCAGCAACCAAGAAGGTAAAAAAACTACTGGCAGAACTCCCGGAAAATGAGACATGGGATATCCCGGCAATGGAGAACAATGAAACCATCATTAAATTGCTGAGAGTGCTTGTAGATAATTTTAATATTGAACTGTATAAAAACCTTTATACGAGAGAAATCGAAAATAACACGGAAAACGGTAGATGCATGTTTATGAGCCATGACATTAAATGCAGTCAGGCAGACTACTTTACGGAGCCGGAAATCAGCAGGTTGCTTAAAATATTATCTCCATTAGACAAGAGCACGCTGGAAGAACTGCTGATAGATCCAAAAGAACGTGCCGCAAAAAGGGCGAAAACTGCGGCTGAACGCAAAGAATTTATGGATTTCTGGTCGGCAGAGTCGTTGGAAAAGCATTTGCAGAATCCGGACGTGAATATTTCTGCACTGGCTAAAATTGAGTGTTATCTTTATAAGGCGCTGGACGACAGAATGGGGGACATCTCCGAGTGCCAAAACTATTATTCTTTGTATACAGAAGCAGAGAGGGATGTAGCACAGAAAAAAGTCAATTTTATATGTACATGGATCAAAGAGCATCCGCTGGATTTTGACTGGACGGATGAGATGGAAGAGGCAAACCAGCAGGTACAGTATCAAATCTATGCCAACAAGATGCTTTCGTATCTGAAGAAGAACGCTTCAGCGAAAGAGCAGTTTGATACAGCTGTAAGATTTGCCATTCAGTATGATGTGGTTGATGAAAATAATAATGTCGTAACATCGTATGAGCCTAAAATTAAATTTACCATGTCGCTGCTTGCAAATCTTGAACTGAAAATCATTTTCGGAACTGTTCCGGACGCGTTGGAATGTCACTCCTATGAAGAAGCCGTGGAACATCGTAATCAATTTTATGAAATCGTGAAAAAGTATTCACTGGGTGAAGTAACAGGCAATCAGTGTGTGTTGAACAAAATGTATGATGATATGTTTGCACAGAAGGGGTCGTATGCTTTTTACATCCAATGGTTGAACAATGAATTCCCCAGTGAAGTGGAGTACCAGAAAAAACTACAGGAGACAAAGGGGCTTAAAAAGATTCTTGTGATGGCAACTAAGCCGAATCACTTGGCGACAATTGAATAATTTTGGGAGGTAGTTTCTCATGGCAATGATTTCTGTAGAATGTCCGGATTGTGGTCGTGTGTTGATGCGTCTGCCCGCGACAGGTGGAACGAACCAAACCAAAATGTGCACAGGGTGCAAAAATCGCTTTCGTGTGATTAAAGATGCGCGTACTGGCAGCATTAGAGTAGAACGTGCATAACAAAAAATAAAAATGTGCAGGGTAGCAGCAATGCCGCCCTGCACATTTTTGTTAAGTAAAGGACTTGAGCACTTTTTTCAGTGCTTCACGCTGCTCCGGGGAAAGCTGAGCCAGAAGTTCTAAAAACTCCTGCTGCTCCTCCGGGGTAAGCCTGCTCTCCGGCTCAGAATGATTTTGGCGGTTCATAAAAGATACTTGCTCCTTTCGGCAAATCCTGTTCAGCTATCAGTTCGGCACGAATCTGACGCTTATATTTATAATAGGTATTCCGGGCAAGACCTGTGAGCTTCATGCACTCGGCATCGTCAAGTGTGCCGCCAAAGGTCTTGCAGTGGGTGCGGATGATCTGCTTAGCTTCTCTGGATTTTTTCGTTTCAAAGCCAACACCCTTTTTGCGGCCAACCTGCTTGCCGTTCAATCGGGCGGTCAAAAGACCCTCACGGGTGCGCTGGTGCAGATCGGCAACTTCTTTTTCGGACTGCTCAAAGGCCAGCTTGATCTGCTCCTTTGCCAAGGCCATCAGATATTCGTTGATGCCCTTTAAGATGAAGTCTACATTTGTCCCTGTCATGGCAATGCTGCCGGACAGAGCTTTTTTGTAAGTTTCAGTGTCGATGTGGTGTTCTTTCAAAAACACCAGTTGGATGCCCTTGTGGTAAAGGCCTTCGTACAGAGCAAAACCCTCTTCTGCATTTCTGGACATCCGGGACACCGAATCGAACACCACCGTATCTCCTGCTTTTAGAACCCGGTAAAGCTTCAGCCACTCCGGGCGAAAGATAGATGTACCGGTGTAGGCTTCCTGCACGATATGGGCAGTCGGGTACTCGGCCTTGATGTTGCGGATCTGACGGTCAATGCTCTGCTTTGCCGTGGAGATGCGGCAATAGCCATAGATGTTCATGCGTCTCCTTTCTGGCTCAAAGATAACGAGCGACATTTTTAAGACTGTGTTTTGTACCTTGAAATGGTCTGAAAACGGCTGATTTTAATACAAAACAGAATATACGGTATTTTTAATACAGTTTTAGTGGGCATAGGCAGTCATAAAATCAGAAATGGTAGTGCACGGTTTGTGATTGGCGGTGTCCTCGCCATCCAAAGGAGCGTAGTTCCAGTCGGTGTCCTCGTCAATATATCGCCGCCCATCATCCGGCAGTTCCAGCGGTTCCGCAAGAATAATGGTGCCCCAGTGGTTGACCATCACAAAGGGCGCGATCTCACAAGGGATGCCCCGGCACTCGTCATCATGCCGAACATCGTAGGCGTACAGACCATCCGGAATGGTATCTCTCTTGATGCGGATGCTGGTGAACAGCGCAGGCTTTCCGCAAACTGTAATCTCCTCGTAGTGTTCGGTCATTGCATGAAAGGTCATAAGATGTTCCTCCTTAAATTTCAATGATAAAAGCTCTAAACTTCTCTTTGTAGAAATCCATTGCGCTCTGCGGCAGAGAAGTCAGATTCCCTTCGTTGTCACATCCGGCCAGAAATCCCGGCCCGGCAAGAACATCGGCTCCATCCCACAGCGGACGATTGAGCGGCAGGCCAAGTAGCTTGCCTTCATCATTGCAGACCAGTGTGACCTCTGAACCGGTATCACTCAATGTGATGCATTCAATCAGCCCGCCTACAAAGTTCTGCATGGCTTCAAGGGTGTTGTCCAGTTTGATCTCCTTTGGCAACTCCATTGGCAGGAGCGCAAGGACTTTGATTTTTTGTTCTTCCATTGTGTATCTCCAAATAAAAACAGGACAATCCAAATGGATTGTCCTGTAAAAAGTGAAGGGGAGCATCCGAAGATACTCCCCAGTAGATAATTATTTTTTTCTTACCATGCAACGTTTTTTGAAGAATGCGATGCCATAACATAGGATGTCATCATAGTCATCCCGGAAGTCCGCTGCATACATCCGGTCATTGATTTGCTGAATGGCAGTATCGCAGGCATCCGGCAGAGCATCCAGAGTTTTGGCATACTTGGCTTCAAAAATTGCCACGCGGCCATTGCGGATATCCTTTACAATAACATCGCTGCGCCCCTCGCCATGCTCTTTGTTAGATTCTACCACATAGCCAGCACCAGTAAAGATGCCTGCAAGGAAAGCGTGGTAAAAATCCTCCCGGTAGTCGTGGTAGCTGATGGTCATACGCAGCAGCTTGGTCATCTCTTTTGTCAGAGCTTCGTTGTTTCCGCTCCAGACTGCATCAAACAACGGGCTGCGGTTCCATGCCTTTGCACTGTCGTCAAACCATTTGCTTACAGTGGTTTCAAAAATTTCCCGAATCTCTGCATTGGGAATCATCAGCGCAGAGCAGCCATCCGGCAGCGAATCTGTCAGATCCTTATCCCGCACCTTGGTCAGATAGCCTGTCAGATACAGCACACTCCAAAGATTTTCCTCAGAGGAGTGTAGATAATCGTAGGTCAGGTTTTCTTCAATATGCTGAACAATAGAGTCACCAGCCATCAGAGTTTCGAGCTTCGTGGTGATACTGTCACCTGCATAGTCGATAAAAGAACGGATAATAGCATTATCGCTGGTGTTTTTCCAATAGCTTTTCGGCTTCTGTGCTACACCATACTGGAAATCTCGCAGATAACTGATCACATCCCACGGACAATAAATGTCTGCATCGCCAAAATGATAACCGTCGTACCATGTCTTGATTTCAGCAGACTGCGATTCAAGATCAGCATCTTTCAGCATTTGATCTACATCTGCCTGTGTAAACCCAAAGGATTCGCTCAACCGGGGAGAAAGAATCGTATCCGAAACAAAATTGTTCGTCCCGGTAAAGATGCTTTCTTTGGCAATTTTCAGACAGCCGGTAACAACAGCAAAGTCGAGCGAAGTATTGTCTTTGAGCGTGGTGCTCATCATAGCCCGCATCACGTCCAGCATCTGCGAATAATATCCGTTGCTGCTGGCTTTTGCAATGGGAACATCATACTCATCCAGAATGACGACCGCCGACTTTTTGAAATGGATTTCCAGCATCCGGGTCAATAGCAAAAAGCAGCTTTTTGTTTCATCCATTGATGCAGTGCGTCCCAGAATCCGCTTAAAGATGCTTTTGTCATCGTCAGAAATAGCATCGTCATCCAAAAGAAACTGATAATCCTGAAATGCAAATGCCAGCTTCATGCACAGCATTCCATAGGCACTTTCAAAGGTCAGACCGTCCGTATCCTTGAAAGAGAAAAATACTACAGGACACTGGTTCATCCATTTTTTGCAAAGCTCTGTATTTTTGGAGATCGCCAATCCCTCAAACAGTTGCTTGCTGTCTTTGCGGATGTCCAGAAAATTTGCGAGAGTGCTCATACCAAGTGATTTTCCGAAACGGCGAGGACGAGTGATCAATGTTACTTCAGCGATACCACCGCTAAGAAGTTCAGAAATCAGATTGGTCTTGTCGATATAATAATACCCGCCTTCTCGAATCTTTTCAAAATTCGAGATTCCAACAGGAAACTGCAAATCTTTCATGCAATGCTCCTTTCCGCTCACAGAGGAGAGCTTTCAGAACTCACTACTGTAAGTGTACCATGAAATATAGAATCATACAAGAATCAAGTGACATCGAAATAGAGCAGTTTTATCATGCTACGTTCAATCTGGTGGCTTTATAGCAGTCAGCGCACATTCCCTCATGGGTGGCTGCAAACTCTGCCGCCTGCATGATGGAGCCATCTTTCAGCTTGACCCTCTTGATAGGCTGGTTGCAGCGGGCGCAGATGCAGGGCACAGGCGGCTGTTCCGGCTTTTGGCTGGTGGATTTCGGTTTCGGCTGCTTTTGCGGCTCTATCTCCGGCTGCGGTGCGGCATCCTCCGGTAAATCCTCTCCGGCATAAACGTACAGGCCCAGACCAAACATAGCAAGGTTCTTCACTAAGCACCGCATGATAGCCTTGTTCACATCGAACATGGATGCTGCTTCTACGGTGCGCTCTTCCATGCCGACCTTTTCACGGCGGCGGGTCTGAGGATTGTAGTCCCATTTCGGGGTGGTATAGGTGTAAGGCACAGCTTTCATGGCTTTGTTTGCGCCATCCAGTACAGGCAGCCACATTTCGTGCGAAACGCCCTCAATCGTGACCGAGGTGTACACCATGAAGCCGGTTATGGGATCATAAACATAGGGCAGGCCGTTGAATTTCTTGACCTCGTAGCTGGCAGCGGGATACAGCTTTTTCACCTCCGCCCAAGCATACGCCCAGCTTACATATTTCAGTTCCGTGTTGCCGGACTTTTTGACTTCCAGATGATCTTTGAAGTCAATAGCAAATAATTTTACGAATGGATTTTCCATGATAGCATCCTTTCTGATAAAAACCCGGCGCAACAAATGAATTGCTGCGCCGGGTTTTGTATTGCTGTACTAAACAAAGTTAGAGAAACGGGCAATTTTGTATTGCCGTACTAAACAAAATTGGAAAAACAGGCAATTTTGTATGCCAGCAGACATACAAAAATCATGCTGCATGGATAATGGTAAACCTGCGGCTGCTTACATTCTTGCTGTACCGATTGAAAATATCGGGCTGTTCTTTCTTCAAACGCTGGGAGTCTACCCGTTTACTTTCGGAGGATACCCAGGACACCTTGTAGCCCGGTGCTGTACCATAGGCGGCGTCCTGCATCTCCAACTTCACCTGCTGTTCAATAGAGGCTTTTTCCTGCTCCAGCTGTTCGATCTGATCAGAAAGCTCCTGCCGCTTATCCAACAGGTCGCGGATGGGATTAAGATCGGCAGTTTTGTTTCGATCATCTGCAGAGTACAGCTGATTGATCTGCTGTGTATCTCCCTCGCTTCCGGTAGGTACAGGCGGAATTTCGGGCATCACGTTGTATTTCCAGAAGTGCTCTTCCTTGGCAATGAGGTTGTTCAGAACTTCTTTGTCGGTTGTGATCTTGTGAATCACCAGTTCCTTCCCGAAAATCAGAGCAGCAATGTACCAGCAGTCAAAACCGCTGACAGCCAGATAGTGATTGACCTGAGCCATGTAATGTGCAGGGATTTTGCCATCTGCCCACTTATCCGCAGAGAACGGTGAAACCGTTTTGCATTCCAGTCCTGCTTTCTGCCCGACAATCAAACGGTCAAAGTCCGCCAGAAGCAGTGGATGTTCCTCACTTTGGTAGATGGCATTTGCACGGCGTACCTTCAGACCGGTTGCTTCGGTGAAGCGTTGTGCGACATAATCTTCCAGATCGCGTCCCTGACGCATAGCCTCATTGTCGATATTCTCAAAGGTATCACTGATTTTATCGTGGTACACCTGAAATGCCGAGCGGTAGGGATTTAGACCAAGAATAGCCCCGGCATCCGTGCCGGTAATACCGCACTTGCGGTAGCGGAGCCAATCCTCTTTGGACAGGTTCAAAGTTGAAATCAATCTTTTCATGCGCTTTGCATCCTTTCTTTCATAATAGATTCGGCAAGAATGAAGTCATATTCCACCAAGTCTTTCATGATCGTGGAAAAGTCGCTGGCCAATGAATGGCAAGAGCCAACCCACAGGTCGTAAAGAAAATCCAGAATATTATTTTGCACCCTGAGATGGTTCCAGTAGCGCTCCTCCAGTCGGCCCTCGGATTCCAAAACAATAATGGCGGTGCTGATGGTACTTTTCATCGTGATCTCATAAGCCGTGGTAACGCTGATTTCAGAAGCACTCTTCTCAACGTTGTCAAAGAATTCCGTGAATTCCCTGAAAATGCGGTTATTTACATCATTCATGGCTTGCTCCTTTATGCTGCTGCCAGCACCATCTTGTAGGCTTTGTCGATCATGGGGTTGCCCTCTGCGGTGCGCAGGAACAGGTTCTCGTTGTAGTTTTTGGTCTTGCGGAGAGGGTCTGCGTGGGTAGCAAAATCAGAGACTGCGTTGATAAAGCGCCAACCGTTCTTGCCGACCCATTCCAGATCCGGTGCGTTGTAGTAGCGAGCCTTCAGCTCTTCCTGCAGGCGCAGATTATTCTTCCGCTGGCAATCGGACAGGTCCTCAGAAATCGGGAAAAATTCATTGATGAACTCCTGCACCTTGTGATCGGATAAATCGATGCGAGCCAGCTCTTCGCCACGGTTGCCGAGTTCAACCATATAGTTGCTGGCCAGCTGCAGGGTCTCACGGGCATCCTGCACCCGCAGCAGAACATTTTCGGTGTGGCGTGCAGTCCAGCTGCGCTTTGCTGTATTCAGCGCAAGGTTCAGAGTATTCTGGCAGACCACACGGATTGGAGTCATGGCCACTTTCACACCAGAACTGCCGTCATGACTGTTGAAGATCACAAGATATGGTACTACTTGATCTCCAGCAATAAGATATTTCCTCGGAAGCCTTGCCAACATCCAGACCTTTCTGCCGCCCTGCAGGGAACCGGCAGTTTCATAAGTGACACCTTCACCCAGCAGGTCATCGGTGAACTGGAATGCTTCTTCGTTCTGCACAATGCGGTAGCGGTCAGACACAACGCCAAGAACAGCATCATCGGTACTGCGGACGTTAGCCCGATAACCGGGGATCATAGCACCCGTGCCGGAATAGATATTACGGCTTTCCACCTGCCAATCCAGACCGGCCAGTTCCAAGGCTTCACGGCTTGCAGGGGCATCCATAATGATACGGCCAAGGCCGTGCCAAGGGGTCTCACGGACAGAGAACATCGTTTCAACATTTGCGGGCAT